GCAAACAAAATATGGAATGCAGCTAAATTTATTAAATTAAATTTAGTAGAAGAAAAAGATATTATTGATTATGGAAATAAAGCATATAATTCAGAAACAAGAAAATATAATCCAGAATTACTAAAACTTGAGGATAAATGGATTTTAAATAAATTAGATAAATTAATAAATGATGTAACAAATAATATAAATAACTATGAATTAGGAATTGCTATTGACAACATATACAGCTTTATATGGAATGAATTCTGTGACTGGTATATAGAAATTGTAAAATCTAGACTATATAGTGACAATTATGAAGAAAAAGTTTTAGCAGGATTTGTTTTAAATAATGTATTTACAATAGCTTTAAAACTATTACATCCATTTATGCCATTTGTAACATCAGAAATTTATGAAAGTTTAATAAAATTTGATAATAAAGAATTAATGATGAGTAAATGGCCATCATCAAGAAAAGAATGTGCTTTTAATAAAGAAGAAAAAATGGTAGAAAACTTAAAAGAAATAATAGTTGGAATAAGAAATATAAGAGCTAATATGAATATACATCCAACTAAAAAAGCTGACTTAATATTTGTAACAACTGAGTATAAAAATGAAATAGAAGACTCAAAAGACTTTATACTAAAACTTGGATTTGGTAAAAACTTAAAAGTTCAAGCTGATAAATCTGGAATTGCTACAAATGCAATAAGCATAATGGCAAATGGAATAGAAGTGTATATGCCATTTGAAGATTTGGTTAACATTAAAGAAGAAATTGAAAGACTAGAAAAAGAAAAAACTAGATTAGAAGCAGAAGTTTTAAGAGGAGAAAAAATGCTTTCAAATCCAGGGTTTGTAAACAAAGCACCTGAAGCTAAAATAAATGAAGAAAAAGCAAAACTAGAAAACTATAGACAAATGTTAAAAACAGTTGAAGAAAGATTAAGCTCAATGAAATAAAACTCTTGACAAATAACAAAAAACGAGTATAATTAATATTATATGAAAAAACTATAATTAAGACAAAGTAAAATAAAGGTTAATTTTAGAGAGTAGCAATCATAGGCTGAAAGTTGCTATAATAAAACATATTTGAAAATACTCGCTTAATTGTTTCTAGGGAAAAACTAGACGTTAATTACGTTATAATTTTAATTAAGTTAATTTTAGGATGGAACCGTGTTAATATTACACTCCTAGAAATTCTTTTAGAATTTCTAGGAGTTTTTTTATATATAAACAAATATAAGAATTAAAAAGGGGGATATATTAATGATAAAAATTACTTTAAAAGACGGAAGCGTAAAGGAAATCGAAGACAAAATGTCTATATTAGACATAGCAAAATCTATAAGCGAAGGACTAGCAAGAATGGCAACAGCTGGAGAAGTAGATGGTAAAGTAAAAGACTTAAGATATGTTGTTGAAAAAGACTGTACTTTAAACATATTAACATTTGAAAGTTCATTAGAAGGGAAAAAGGCATATTGGCATACAACATCACACATTATGGCACAAGCTGTAAAAAGATTATTTCCAAAAGCAAAACTTGCAATAGGCCCAGCAATTGATGAGGGATTTTACTATGATTTTGATGTAGAAAAACCATTTTCAGATGAAGATAAAGAAAAAATCGAAGAAGAAATGAAAAAAATAATTAAGGAAGATTTAAGTGTTGAAAGATTTGAACTTCCAAGAGCTGAAGCTTTAAAATTAATGAGTGACATGGGAGAAGATTACAAGGTAGAGCTAATAAATGAACTTCCAGAAGATTCAGTTATTTCTTTCTATAAACAAGGTGATTTTACAGATCTTTGTGCAGGGCCTCACTTATTAAGTACTGGTAAAGTAAAAGCTGTAAAAATATTATCTTCTTCAGGAGCATATTGGAAAGGAAATGAGAATAATAAAATGCTTCAAAGAATTTACGCAATTTCTTATCCAAAAGCAAGCCAATTAGAAGAACATATAAACATGTTAGAAGAAGCTAAAAGAAGAGACCATAATAAATTAGGTAGAGAATTAGAGTTATTTACAACTGTAGATTATATAGGTCAAGGTCTACCAATACTATTACCAAAAGGTGCAAAAGTTGTACAATTATTACAAAGAATGGTTGAAGATGAAGAAGAAAAAAGAGGATATTTATTAACTAAAACACCATTTTTAGCTAAATCTGATTTATATAAAATTTCTGGGCACTGGGACCATTATAGAGATGGTATGTTTGTATTAGGAGATGAAGAAAAAGATAAAGAAGTATTTGCATTAAGACCTATGACATGTCCATTCCAATTCCAAGCATATTTAAATAGACAAAGAAGTTATAGAGATTTACCATTAAGATATAACGAAACATCTACACTATTTAGAAATGAAGATTCTGGAGAAATGCATGGATTAATAAGAGTAAGACAATTTACAATTTCTGAAGGGCATTTAGCTGTAAGATTAGATCAATTAGCAGAAGAAATAAAAGGATGTATTGATTTAATAAAATTATTTACGGATAGATTAGGATTAGATGAAGGTATATCATATAGATTTTCTAAATGGGATCCAAATAACAGAGAAAAATATATGGGAACAGACGAAGAGTGGGAACATTCTCAAGGAGTATTAAAAGGAATTCTTGATGACCTAGGAATAGAGTATACAGAGGCTGAAGGAGAAGCGGCATTCTATGGACCAAAACTAGATATTCAATATAAAAATGTATGGGGAAAAGAAGATACAATAATTACTGTACAAGTAGACTTCCAACTTGCTGAAAAATTTGATATGTACTATATAGATAAAGATGGAAGCAAAGTAAGACCAGTAATAATTCATAGAACTTCTTTGGGATGTTATGAAAGAACACTTGCAATGGTAATAGAAAGATTTGCAGGAGCATTCCCAACATGGCTTGCACCAGTTCAAGTAAAAATACTTCCAATATCAGATGCACATGTTGATTATGCTAAACAAGTAAGAGAAGAATTACAAAAATCAGGAATAAGAGTTGAACTAGATGATAGACAAGAAAAAATAGGATATAAGATTAGAGAAGCACAACTTCAAAAAGTTCCATATATGCTTATTGTAGGCGAGAAAGAAAAAGAAACAGGCACTGTAGGTGTACGTTCAAGAAAAGATGGAGAAATTGGAGCACAAGATTTAAAAGAATTTATTTCAAAAATAAAAGAAGAAATAGAAAATTATGTAAGATAAAAATTAGGACCCCAAAAAGAATATAGGGGTCCTTGATTATTTAATATATATATGTTAGAATAATATACAAGTTAGGAAATCTAACAATAAAATTTTGGAGGAGAAACATTATGACAGACCGCGAGAAACTTGAAAAAATCAAAAAAGAAGTCATGTCCGAAGAAAATTCTTATGCTCGGATGAAAAAGGAAAATGTTTTGGTAAAGTTGATAGCTTCAACAGATAGAGAAAGCGGAAAACTTTGGAGGATGTTTGTTATTCCTAAATACGAACACGATGAAGTATTTATGAAGCAAACACTCACAGAGCTTGGGTATTCGCCTACGTATACAGAAATGTATAATCATTTTTATGAAGAAATGTGCTATATTGTTGAGTGGTAAACAAATACTCCAAAAGGGGAAGCAAGATTTATTCTTGCTTCTTTTTATGTAATAGGAGATTTCTCCGAAATTCCTATTACATAAAAATGCTACAATCGCCATTGCCTTTGAGATTTCATCGCTTCGCTCTGAAACTCAAATCGGCAAGAACAAAGGGCGACTTCGTCGCTTTGTTCTTACATAAAAAGCTATGCTATACATTGTACAGAAAAAAATACGTTGTAAAAAATATAAATCTTTAAAAATAATCTTGACAATATTCTTCCGTAATTATAAAATGATAATGTAAAAATGTGAATATATAATTTGAATGTAGGGGCAGGGCTCTGACCCTGCCCTATGCAGAATAATAATCTAAGGAGGAATTTTTAAGAAATGAAAAAGAGTAAAACACAAAAGGGTATAACCCTAGTAGCATTAATAGTTACAATACTCGTGCTTGTCGCCTAAAATAAGGCTTTGCGGGACTTTTTGTCTATTGTAAGTATATTAGCGACAGCACGACTTGAGTATTTAGAAGAATTTAGCCTACTTTGGTATGAGCAATTTCTGGAGGTGGAGCAAAGGTTAAAAACTTAAATTCGTTCCTCCAATAAGCAGGATTGATAAAAGACAACATTTCTTCTAAATTAAATAGTAATTCCAATTTATCGATTTGAACTTGTAATTCCTTTACAGACTTATGGACATATACACTATCAATTAAAACTTTAGGAGAATGCCCCATAATGAGCTGGGTACATAATTTATTAGCTTCAATTTTATCCATAAAGCTAGCAAAAGAATGTCGAGCATCATGTGGCATATGTACAATTTCCAATCTTTCCATTATCTTGTGAAATTTGTCACGATTATAATTACTGTACTTCATTTGTTGACCTTCTGTATTTTGGATCAACCATTTAGAATTGGAAGCCACAGCTTCGTTATAATATTTTTCAAAAAACGGTCTGACAAATTTACTTATTGGAACTTTTCTGTTTTTACTACTTGTGTTTTTTATACCACATATAAAATAATTTTCATCTAGATGTACATTTTCAGTTTCGACCAAAAGCAATTCACTTGGTCTAACACCAGAAAAAATCATCATTAATATAGTATCAGTGTATCGGTAAATATGAAGTGACTGATACAATTTTTTTATTTCATCTTCAGTAAAAGGTAACCTAGTCAGAGTCCTATCTGGTTTATCTCCTAAATCAACATAAGGAGAATAATCCTTTTTAACTATATCGTTTTCCATAGCAAATTGTGACATCTGACTTATTAACATTTTCATTCGTTCTTTTCCACTATAAGTTTTATCACTATCATTTATAACCATTTGTATATGGTGTTTTCTAATCGTAATAAATTGCAAATCATGAATTGGTTTACAAGCACGATATGCATTCTTATAACTTAACACCATAGATTGACTTATTTTAGGATACTTTTCAATAGACCATTGTTCATACAATTCAGAAAAGGTAACTTTGCTAGCATCGATATCATAAGGGTCAGCATTATATTCTGCCAAAGCTTTTCTTGCTTCAGGAGAGGTAGCAAAACTACCAATACTCTTAAATAGTTGTTTTCCAGTTTCCTCATCCCAACCAATAGTAATTCTTGCAATATAGGGTTTTCTTCTGTTTCCAGTTGCTTTATAAACGCAGCCATATCCATTAGGATTTCGCATTAATATTCCTCCATTCCAGAGGCAAAAGCACCAGGAAATATCATCACACCAATAGTAAGTTGAAAAACTTTACATAATTTGGTATAATGAAAGAAAGGGTTACCATGATGTCGAATTTTAGTAATTTATGGGAATTCCTCAAAGAAAATGATATTGATCCACTAATTGTGGCTATCATTATTCAAATTATCTTTGGAAATGATTCCGAGAATTAGACAGCTGTTGGAATAATTCTTTAAAACGAATTATAAAATTCTCAAATAGAGCAAGGTCTTCATCTGAAAGGTCTTGCTTGTTTTCTTTTCCATTTGCATAAAAATTCATAATCATAGTAGAAACTTTCTGCAAGGTTTCTGAATACTTTGCCTCATTTTTTATATTAGAACGACCACGAAGATAATCCAAACTGCATCCAAAATAATCGCAAATACTATTTTCAAAATCCATATTTACCATTATATTAGATCCTCTTTCATATCTGCTTATAATTCCTACATCAACAGATAAAATCTTCGCAAGGTCTTCTTGTTTTAAATTTTTTTCGGCTCGTAATTCATTCAACCTATTCATATACAAATCAACTCCTTTACCTGTATTATACAAAAAATTTTTGTACAAGTCAAGAAAAAAATGTCAAAAAATGAAAATAAAAGTATTGACAATCTCAAAAAATGACATTATAATAATTTTGTACAAAAATACAAAAGGGTTGTGTACAAATAAAAAAAGGAAGGTGGGAGAAGTGAGAAACAATATAAAAAGAATACGAATGACAGAGAATATTAGCCAAAAACAATTAGCAAAGCACTTAAGAGTAACACAGCAAGCAGTTTCATATATGGAAAATACAGAAGCCAATATACCTATTAAGAAGATGAAAAAAATAGCAAACTTTTTACAAAGAGATATTGAAGAAGTATTTCCAGAATTGAAAGATGCAAAGTCTGGATAGGAACTAATTAAAGGGCTTATTTTTTTATTCAACTGATGTCAAAAAATGAAAATACAAATCAAATCACTTTCAAAAAATGACAATGAAAGGAGGATACAATGAATGGAATTAGTCAAGCAACAACTGTAAATGAAAAAAATATAACGATAAAGAAAGCAGCAGAGCTGATGGGAAAATCGGAACAATTTGTAAGAATTGGATTAAGAAACAATCGTCTGCCATTTCGGTACCGCCGTAAAATTAAGTACACAATGGACTTACTATATTTCACCGCAACTCTTTTATTCATTTATAGGTTTGCAAAATACAAATGAAAAAGTACAAAGAGAAAACAATTATGTTTTTGACAGCAACTAAATGTTTTTCTTTGCACTTATGAAAATTATTCATAGAAATATTATAACATAAAATTAAAAAAAGTAAAGGAGAAAATATGAGCATTAAAGAGGAATTTAAGAAAATGGAGAACGAACAAAAAAGAGAATCACAAAAAAATATTGGTAATGGAATGATTAAAGTTGAAATCAAAGATGGACAAATCCAAGCAAGTTCACAATTGCATATGCCAGGAAAAACATTAATAATGACACTAGTTATTTTAGAAGCATTGCAAAGATCAATAGTAGAAAACGATAAAAGAGTAAATACAGTATTTAAAAAATTAAGAGATTTGTCTGATGAAGAAATAATTGGAATTATAAAAGACCATTCTTTTGTAGTTAAGGATGATAACTATGAAAGTGATAAAACTGAGTAATGAGTTATTAGGTTTACAGGAAAGTTACCAATATAAAGAATTTATAAAGATAGAATTAACAGGAGCTAAATGGCTTAAAGATAAAAAAATGTGGCAAGTAGAATTTTCAATAGGAAATATAGATAAATTACTTTCCATAAGATGTGATATACCAGAAGAAATAATAGAAGAATACCAAAAAAAGAAAGAGGTTATGAAACAAGTAACTGCAGAAAAACTCATAGATAAAACAGAGCCAATAGAAGAAATGCCAATAAAGGTAAAACCATATCAACATCAAATAAAAGCTTTCAATATTGCATGTAAATTAATGAATTTATTCAAAGAAGGAGAAAAATGATATGAGTATATTTAAGGAGAAAAAGTCAAATTCTGTAATAGACTTAACAAAATTAAGAGGAAAAATAAAAATTGATATTATAGAACATAAAGGAAAAGCAGGAGCAGAATACTATTGTATAAAAGCAACTTTTGAAGATGGAAAGACACTATTAATAGATATGCAATTATTAGAATTGCTAAATTTAAAGTTACACCAAACTATAAGAAAAAAGATAGATAAGAAAGATTCGTCAATGGACTTGTTGGAGGAAATAATGGAACTTGTGTCTGGAGATGTTGTAAGAGATAGAATCTTAAAATCTATATATGATTAGGAGGAAGAATAATGCCAGGTGCAGCACTTCTTATGGAAATGGGAACAGGAAAAACATTAACCTCAATAGCTGTTGCTGGTAGAGGATATCTTAATGGAAAAATTCAAAAATTATTAGTTGTTTGTCCTAGTTCAGTAATGAGCGTATGGAAAAAGGAAATAGAAGAATTTGCAAACTTTGATTTTACAGCTACAGTGTTAGAAGGTACGATGTTAAAAAGAAAACAGAAACTCAAGGAATTAGTTGTAGGGATAGGACTAAAAGTTGCAATAATTAATTATGAAGCATCATGGAGAATGATAGAGGATTTAAAAAAGTGGAATCCAGATATGATAATAGCAGATGAGTCACAAAGAATAAAAACACCAACAGCAGCACAAAGTAAAGGAATGCATAAGCTTGGAGATATAACAAAATATAAAATGATTTTATCAGGAACACCAGTACAAAATAGTCCACTAGATGTATATTCCCAATATAGATTTTTAGACAAAACGATATTTGGTAATAGTTATTATGCTTTTAGAACAAGATATGCAAGAATGGGGGGATATCAAGGATACCAAATAATTGGTTATATAAACCAAGATGAATTAATTAAAAAGGCTCATTCCATTGCATATAGAGTAACTAAAGAAGAAGCACTTGACTTACCAGAGCAAATTTGTACAATGAGGTATTGTAATTTAGAGCCTAATGCAAGGAAAGTATATGATGGGATAAAAAAACAAAATTATATGGAATTAGAAACAGGAGAAATAACTACAACTAATGTTTTAACAAGATTATTAAGAATGAGTCAAATTACAGGTGGATTTGTAAATAATGATGATGGAAATACAGAATTTATAAGTGAAGCCAAATTGAATGCCCTGGAAGAAATACTAGATGATGTAGTTATAGAAACAGGTAAAAAACTAGTAATCTTTGCAAGATTTATTAAGGAGATAGAAGCAATAAGAAAATTACTAGAAAATAAAAACATAAAATATTCTTGGATAGCAGGAGAAGTAAAAATGGAAGAAAGAGGACAAATGGTTAAAGACTTCCAAGAAAAAGATGATGTAAAAGTGTTTGTAGCACAAATTCAAACTGCAGGTTTAGGAATAACATTAACAGCGGCAGATACATCTGTGTTTTATAGTCTTGATTTTAATTATGCAAATTATAGTCAGGCACTAGCAAGATTACATAGAATAGGTCAAAAAAATAATGTAAATCATATACACTTAATTGCTAAAGATACAATAGATGAAAAAATAATGTCAGCATTGAGTAAAAAAGAAAATATAGCCAAAAGTGTAGTTGATGATTGGAAAAAATATTTTAAATAGGAGGATAGTTCATTATGAAAAAATATGAAATAGGAAATATAGTAAAAACAAAAGAAGGAGATACTTGTGTAATAGTAGATATATTGGATAAAGAGGCAATGGTTTTTAATATGACTAAATTAAGACCAGAAACAATTCAGATAAATACAATAAAACAAAAGACAGGAGAAGCGGATTGTACAACAATGGTTATTAATGGGAAAAAAATAACAAAAAAAGAAGAAATAAATGAAGATAATGAACAAGAAAATGAAGATAAAGATAAAGAAGAATATGATGAGGACATTACAAGAAAATTCGCAGAATTACTAAAAACATTTGGAAAAGCAGCAATAGAAGTCGGAAATATATTTGAAAAAATTGCGGAGGAAGATTTTAATGAAGAATAATGAATTAATGGTCGAGGCAGAATTTCTGTCTCACCTAAAAGAAAATAAAGCACAGGTAGAAGAAGAATTAAAACAGATAAAAAAGCAAATTGATGAGCAAGAAAGAAAATTAGTAGAAATGATGGTAGATCAAGAATTACAAAATTTTAAAGGTACGAATGGTATTACATATTCATTGAAAACAACAGTTATACCAAATGTATTAGCAGAAAATAAGCCTGCACTAATTGAAGCATTAAAAGAGAATGGATATGAAATGCTAGTGAAGGAAGAAGTAAATGCTCAAACATTTAAAAGTTTTGTAAAAGAACAAGGTTGGGAAGTAAATGAGGAATTACCAGTATATCTACAAGGGATAGTCTCATTATATGAGAAAACAACTATAGGAACAAGGAGGTCGTAGAATGTTGGAAATTGTATTTGTAATTTGTATGACATTATTAGCATTAAGGTGTATCAGTAGTATTGATAAGCAAAAGGATGCAGAAATATTAAGATTAAAAAAAGAATTAAAGAAAATGGGAGGAAACAATAATGAGCAAAGAGTTAACAACAACCAATCAAACCAATTTTATAATGGCAATAGGAAATAATGAAATACCAATAGATGAATTAGATGGATTCAATTTATCTTTTGATAAAATAAAAATACCTGCAGGAGCTACTACAGCATTTGAAGTGCCAGGAGATGATCCAGAAAATCCAGATATAGAAAAAGAATTAAAGGTAATAATAATAGATCAATATGCTGTAAATGCATACTATAAAGATGCCTACGATGGAACTGAAACAGCACCTGACTGTGCTTCAAATGATGGTCATATAGGAATAACAAATGATGGAGAAACCATTAGTTGTGATTCGTGTCCGAATAACAAATATGGATCTGCAATTGATGGAATCGGAAAAGCTTGCAAAAATATGAGAAGATTATACATATTAAGAAGTGGAGATGCTTTTCCAATGTTATTAACATTACCTGCAACAAGTATAACACCTTTTGGAAAATACCTACAAAGAATTGTTGCCAAAGGATTAAGACCATGTGATGTAGTAACCAAAATATCATTAAAGAAAGCAGAAAGCAAAGGTGGAATAACCTATGCACAGGCAACATTTGTTATGGAAGAAATATTGCCACCAGAAATGAAAGAAAAGATTAGAGAATATGTAGCAAATATGAAAAAAACAACTAGAGCTGTTAAAGTAGAAGAATATGAAACAGAAAGCACAGATGAAACTGATCTACCTTTCTAAATAAAATCTGGAGGGGGTAATTTGCATGCTAGAAGTAGACATTGATGCAAAATTAAATTATGAAAAAGAATATAGTAGATACTTGAAAAATGTAAAAATAAAGGGCAATTCGATACAAGCAAATTGCCCTTTCCATAAAGGTGGAAATGAAAAGAAACCAAGTTTTTCAGTAGAACTAAAAACTGGACAATATAAATGTTTTGCTTGTGGAGAAGAAGGCAACTATATAAAATTCATTTCACAAATAAAAAACATAGGAACAAAGGAAGCTGCTAAAGAGATATATAAAGAATTGGGAATAGATAATATTGTACCTATAACAGATTATACAGTAGATACTTATGCTAGAGAAAAGAAATTACCAGAAAGTTGGTTAAAAGAAGAATGGGGTTTGAAAAACTTAAAACATTATATAGGAATACCATATTTCAATAAAGAAAGAAAGCTAATAGGTACTAGAAAAAGAGGAGCAAATAAAGACTTTAAATGGAATCCAAATTCTAAACTATGGCTATATGGAATTCAAAATATAGAAAAGATAATACAAGAGGAATATGTAGTGTTAGTGGAAGGCGAAAGTGATACTCATACTCTTTCTTATTATGGAATACAAGCGTTAGGTGTACCTGGAGCAAGTACATTTAATGCAAATTGGGTAGAAGATATAAAAGAAGTAAAACAAATATATATACATCATGAAAATGATGCTGGAGGAGATACTTTTGTAAAATCAGTTTGTAAAGGTTTATTAGAAGCGGAATATAAAGGAGATGTATATAAAATTGAATGTGCATCTGCAGGTGTAAAAGATCCATCAGAATTGCATATAAAAAGGCAAAACGAATTTAAAGAAATATGGGAAAATATTATAAATAGCAAAGTAAAACTCGAAATTGAACAGATAGTAAATAAACCAGAAATCACAATTCCAGGAGCTCCAATACAATTAAAAATTCCAACAGGATGGTTAGTTAATGAATCAGGAGTATATGCACATAGCGATAAAATGGGAGGCAATGTTCTAGTTTGTTCTACACCAATACTTATAAATAGTAGAGTAAAAAGTTTAGAAAGTAATGAAGAAAAAATAGAAATAACATATTACATAGATAAAAAATGGCATTTTGCTATATATCCAAGAAGCACAATATTCCAATCAAGAAATATACCGATTCTCACAGACATAGGAATAGCTATAACAAGTGAAAATGCAAAAAAGATGGTAACTTATTTAGACTCTTTGTTTGCTGAAAATAAGGATATTTTTGAAATAAAAAGAACAGTAACACAATTAGGATGGCATGGTAATAAATTTCTACCATGTGTTCCAGGAGATATCATTTTGGATGTGGACAGAAATGCACAGAAGTGGATAGATTCTTATGAAGAAAAGGGAACACTAGAAGAATGGATAGAAAAAATAAAGCCATATAGATACAACACCATTTTTAGAGGAATGATGGGTGCTTCGTTTGGAGCAACATTGTTAAAAGATTTAAGCCACAGGACAGTATTTTTTCATTTATGGGGAGATTCGAGAATTGGAAAAACAGCATTACTGAAAGCAGCACTATCTGCCTGGGGAAATCCAGAAGCATTAATGGTATCGTTTAACGCAACAAAAGTAGGATTAGAAAGAAGGGCAACTTTATTCAATGATTTACCAATAGGAATAGATGAAAAACAAGTGGCTGGAGATAATCAATCATTTATAGAGAATTTAGTATATATGCTAGGAACAGGAAGTGGAAAATTAAGAGGTAGCAAAACAGGAGGAACTCAAGCAATAGGAAATTGGAGAAGCTTTATATTAACAACAGGAGAGGAACCTATAAGTACGATGACCTCACAAACAGGAATTATAACAAGGGCATTAGAAATCACAGGTACACCATTTTATTCAACAGAGGATGCAGCACAAATGCATGAAATAACAGAAACCTACTATGGAACAGCAGGTAAGAAATTTGTAGAAGAATTAATAAAAAAATACCCAAGAAGAAATGAACTAAAAGAAAAATATAAAGATATAGTAGCGAGATTAAAACAAGATACTCAAAATAAAATTAGTACGCATATTACTGCGATAGCAGTAATTATTGTAGCCGATATGTTACAAAGTGAATTTTTATTCAATGAGCAGGATACTGAAGAAAAAAGCTACCAAATGGGATTAGAATTATTGAATAATTTAACAACAGTAACAGAAAGCGATATTGTTGAAAAAGCATATGACTATATACACAGTTGGGTAATAAGTAACAAAAATTCATTTGATAAAGTAGATGTATCAGGAATTACATATGGAGCCTATACCTATGAAAGATACGGAATTATTGATAGAGGGAAATATTATATACTACCACATATTTTACAAGGTGTATTAGAAAAACAAAAAATGAGCTATCGTAAAATTTTAAAAGGTTTAGCTGATAGAGATTATATTGATAAAGATGCTCAAGGAAGAAATTTAGTAACAAAAAGATGGGATGGACAAACACAGAGATTTATTGCATTTAAAACTGATATGAGAGAATGTCCATTTTAAAAAATAAGTGTGATGTGTAACGCTTCGTGTAACGAATGTGTTACGAGCAAAAACAACTAGCTGTAAGTAATACATAAAATGTAACACTAATAACACATAAAATGTAACTATACATATAGGAAAAAATAAAAAAATATAATGAAATATTTTTTTATTTCTATAAGGTATATTTTAAAAAAATGTGTGATGCGTTACAAAAAGAGCCAAAGTATTGAAAAATCAATAAAAAAACTGTCACACAATGTTACACCTGTTACACATAAAAGGAGGTGTAATAAATAGAAGAATTAATAAATTTATTTAAACGAAAAGAAAAAGCAGAATCATTACCAAAAGCACAGCTAGAGGTCTGGAAGGATAAATATAATAAAATTATAAAAAGAATCATTGAACTTGAAAAACAATTTAAAATTCCATTTGATGAAAAGAAAGCAGATGAACTTATAGAATATTTGGTATTACATGGACCAGGATATTTGGAAAGAAATGAAATTGAATATTTAAAAGCAAATCCAGAAATGGATCAAAAATATGGAATGCAATTGTTAAAAATAGATGAAGTATTTAATAAGAAACAGAGTATAACCGAATTTGAAACAGAGATAAATAAATATGTTGAAATTTGGAAGGAGATAATTGAGAAAGCAAAAGGGTAAATAAGTTTGAAAAGGATGATAGGATATGAAACTATTGAGCTTATTTACTCGGTATAGGAGCATTTGAAAAAGCATTAGAAAGACTAAAGATAAAATATGAATTAGTAGGATTCAGTGAAATTGATAAATATGCAATTAAAAGTTATTGTGCAGTACATAATGTTGATCCAGAATTAAATTTCGGAGATATAAAGGAATTAACATTTGAAGATATAGAGGGAAAAGTAGATATGATGACATGGGGATTTCCTTGCCAAGATATATCAGTAGCAGGAAAATTAGCTGGAATAAAAGAAGGAACTAGAAGTGGACTATATTATGAAGGTATGAGAATACTAAAACAAGTAAAACCAAAATATTCAATAATAGAAAATGTTAAGAATCTTACTAGTAAAAAATTCAAAGAATCATTTGAACAAATACTAAAAGACCTAGAAGATGCAGGATACAATAATTATTGGCAAGTTTTAAATGCCAAAAATTTTGGAATACCACAAAACAGAGAAAGAGTATTTATAATAAGTATAAGAAAAGACATAGATAATGGGAAATTTAAATTCCCAGAGCCATTTGATAATAGCATGAGATTGAAAGATATTCTAGAAGATAATGTAGATGAAAAATATTTTTTATCAGAAAAAATGATTCAAGGATTCATTGCACATAATCAAGGAGGACAAGAAATATCTCCTAAAGATAATACAATCAAAGTTGGAGAAGTTACACAAAATAGTCAAGCAGGACAAGTATATTCTGCAGAAGGTATAAGTCCGACTATAATAGCAGGAACGCATGGATATGCAATTGGAAATATTATTGAAGCAGGAAATCTAAATAACAAAGGGTGGTACAATTCATCAAATGTTGTGTATTCAGACAAAGGAATTGCTCCAACATTAACTGCAATGCAGGGTGGAAATATAAAACCAAAAGTTATGGTAGAAAGAATAGGTGGATTGTTTGATAAAGAAGGGGAAAGACATCAAGCAGGAAGTGTATATGATAAAGATGGAATTGCTCCTCCATTAGATACAATGCAAGGTGGATATAGACAACCAATGATAAATGTAATAAACGCAACAAAAAAAGGATTTGATACAGCTACAGTAGGAGATAGCATAAATACTACATATCCATATTCAAATAAAAAAAGAGGTAGAGTAGGTCATGGCGTAGCACAAACATTAGATACTGGATGTGGTCAAGCAACTATAGTAAAAACTAATACATCTTCAACTATAATAAAAGATAATTATCCAGAGTACAGAATAAGAAGATTAACACCATTAGAATGTTGGAGATTAATGGGATTCGATGATGAAGATTTTCATAAGGCAAAAGGTTCAGGAATGTCAGATACTCAATTATACAAGCAAGCAGGGAACTCGATAGTTGTAAATGTTTTAGAAGAAATACTAAAGAACTTACTGAAGGAGGAATAAAATGCTAGAAAATACCTTGCAAAGAAAAATTCAAAAATATTTGAAAGATAATCTTCCAGATGCAGTAGTGTGGAAAAACCATGGAAATCAGTATTCAGTAATTGGATTGCCTGATATTATGTGTGTACATAAAGGAAAAATAATATGTATCGAAGTTAAGATACCAGGAAATAAACCTACAAAACTACAAGAAGTAACATTGCAAAAATTATCAAATGCTGGAGCAATAACAGGTGTTGCATATAGCATAGAAGATGTAGAAAAAATCATAAATAAAATAGGAGGAACTTGAGATGAGAATGGATAAAGAAATATATAATTATATAGATTATGAATTAACAAATTATAAACATTATGAAAGTAAAATAGAAGCAATAAGGAATTCAATTATCCAATCCAGTCCTCCTTTTCCAGATGGTCAACCAAGAGGAAATGGTACATCAGATCCAACACTAGATAAAGTAATAAAATTAACAACACCACTTGCAATATATAGAATGGAACATAATAAAGAATGTATCGAAAGAGCTTTAAAAAAACTGGATCCATATTACACAAAATTTTTTGAGAAGAATTATAAAGAAAATAACGGCAATAATAAAATAGGAGTCTGCTATGAATTAGCAATGTCAGAAAGAACTTATTACAGGATGAAAGGTAAGATAATTGAATATGTTGCTAAAGAAATGGGAATGATATAAAGAAATAGAGGCTAAAAGCCTCAATAAAAATCAAAATTCTTCTTTTAAAAATCCTATTACAAGGCATATAGCAAGTAATAATAAATGAGCAAAGAAAAACCAGAATCCTGCTTCAGCTTGCTGTTCAACAGGAAAAGATGTAATAAAATCTAAATATATAGATGAATACATAAAAAACCTCCTTTGCACTAACAATAATTATCAATATAAGTATACCACAAAAAACGACAAAAAACAACGGTGCAACGCATATTTATTGTGCGTTCCGTAAATATTATATTGTTAGCCAAAATATCTTATAATTGAACCGATAAAATATAGTGTAAAGGAGCGATGAACAATGGGAATGCTAGACACATTAATGAAAAAAGAAGAATTAAGTCAAAGAACTCTTGATATAGAAGCAGATTTGTATGAGAAGTTGTTAGATTTATCAGAAAACTATTTTGATGCATCTGTTAGTAAAATTATAAATTTGTGTATATATGAATTAGCAGAGAAAAACGAAGTAAGAATGCGTGAGATGAAAGACTTAGAAAAACATTCTGTTATAATTAGAAAATCAGCATTAGATACTTTAAATGTTATGAAAAAGAAATTCAATATTCCAATTTATGTTTTAATAAATATAGCAATAAAAGAAGGAATTGAAAAAATGGAAAAATTAAAATAATGGAGAAAAAACTCTCCATTATTTTTTTGAATTAATTTTAGTAAAAGTATTTTTTATATTTGAAATAACCTTGTTGTGAAGTATAGATATTTGTTGCTCCTGATGCAAAGCTAAATTATATTTTGAAAAATCAAATAGACTTACTCCAGAATACTTAAAATGATTAGTTGGTTTGTATGTATCCATAAGTAGCATATGATGATTATTGAATCCACATTTAATACTATAATGTGAATCATATGGTGAAACTTTAAATTCTAGTTCACCATAATTTTTTTCACATCGTACAGCAGAAACATACTGCTCCAAATTATTACAAATACCATAAATGATTGAAGAAATTGTTTCAGAATCATCAGGAACATAAAAGTGTACATAGCCAATTTGTTTTAACTCTTTCATAAGACCTCCATTATTTTAATTCGTTTACAGCTTTTAAGAATTCAATAACTTCTCTAGCAGTAGTTTCTATAAATTCTTTACCACAGAAGAATACAGTATTTTTTGTATTATAGATAGAGCCTACAAATTTATCCTTTTTATATACATTTGCATAAGTTTGATTCTTTGATAATTTAAAAGTAATTCCATTCTTGGCGATGTCCTGATATTGTTTTAGTGTTAACATATAAACCACTCCTTTCAATGTTTTTGCTATTTTAACTTATAAATGCTTATTTATCAAGCTTTTCAAGGATTTACTTCCATTTAAAATTATGTTATGATATAATGCAAGCAGGAGGAAAAAATGAGAAATATAAAAGTATTTGATGTAGTAGAATTAAAGAATAAAGAAAGAGGAACAATACTAAAAGTAGATGCAGATGAATGTTTAGTAGAGATAGCAGGAAAACATAAATTTATAAATAAACAAGAAATAAATGATATAATATACAGAAACAAAGGACTAGAAAACTAGTCCTTTGTTTTGCTCATAGCACAAATTTGAATATTAATATATTTGTCCAAAAGATGACTTTGGTGTAAAATCTTTTCATAAGGTGCATTTTCTCGAATCATTTTGTTAAGCTTAGCTTTATTTTTTAAAATTAATAGAGGGTATTTAGATTCCATAAAAATCACTCCTTTTACAAATTATAACATAAAACAATAAAATATTTTGTAGAAATTTGTCGATGAAACGGAAAAATCGGAAAAAATAAGTTTGGCAAAAATATGGCAGTAATTGAAGATAAAAATGTGCTAAAATATTAAGTGTGAAGGAGCAGGATTAATCTTGTTCTTTTTCTGTTTATGCTTTGCTAGAATTATAGGAATACTGGGAAAACTAGTATTCCTTTAATTTTAGTTTTAAGATAAACAACAAAAGTAATACCCTTTTGTAATACTCATATACAGCCAGGTAGAAACAACACTATCTGGCTAACTCCTTATAAAAGGGAAAGCAAGAGGTCGAGAATCATGCCATTAAAGAAACTACACAAATGCAATAAGCTAGGATGTAACAACTTAACAAGGAATAGATACTGTCAGGAGCATGAATGCTTGGAAATAGAAGAAAAGAAAGCAATAAACACAAGATACAATCAAACAAGGACAGATGATAAGGAACAAGCATTCTATAAAACTACAGGATGGAAACAGGCAAGGAAAGCAGCACTAGCCAGAGATAACTATCTGTGCCAAGACTGTATGAAACTAGGATATGTAGTACCAGCACAAACAGTACATCACATCATACCAATAAAGGTAATGTGGCAGCTACGATTGATAATAGATAATATGATATGTTTGTGTGAAAGCTGTCATCAACAAAGACATAGAAAACTAAATGAAATGAAAACAAAAAAGATGCTACAAACTTGTAACATCCGATATGACATAAAAAAACAAATTGAAAGAATAAATTCCTCTACATCCCCCCACTAAAATCTCTAAAAAAGAGAATAGGGGGAACGGCGAGGGGAGCTCTGTAAATAATTTCGGGAAATAGGTAAGGGGGGGCCTCCTATTTTTTTGAATTATCCTTAAAGAATAAGGAATTAAAGAAAAATTGTGAAGCAAATTGAATCCCTTGCTTATAACTATCAAGATTATAAATGTCAATGATTTCTGTATATGCATCATCTAATTGTGCAAATGCAAGAGCAGTTTCATTATCCAGTTTTTCCAAAATCTGCTTTTTTAAATTTTCGATTTGTTCCTCAATTTCCAAAGCTTCTGGTGTGCAACCAGAAGTCTCACTAGGTCTGTAATTACCATAGAATAAAGTTTGAAAAAAATCTTGATCCATTTTCTACACCTCCGAAATTGTTATATCTTAAAAAAGGAAAAAAATCAACAATTTTCAAAAAAAACTTTCACAAATACTGAAAGTGAAAAAGTAAAGGAGAATAGAAATGAAATACATAACAAGTGAATCAGTAACCAAAGGTCATCCAGATAAAATTTGTGACCAAATATCAGATGCAATATTAGATGAATGCTTAAAACAAGATAAGTATTCTAGAGTAGCAGTAGAAACTGCAGTAACAAAACAATATGTTTTAATTATGGGAGAAGTAACTACAAAAGCAAAAGTAGATTACGAAGCAATTGCTAGAAATGTAATAAAGGAAATCGGATATACAGATGAGTATTTAGGATTTGATTATCAAAATTGTAAGATAGATATTAAAATTCATGAACAATCACAAGACATAGCAGGTGCAACGATGGAAGAAAATCTAGGAGCAGGCGACCAAGGAATAATGTTTGGATATGCAAGTAATGAAACAGATAACTTAATGCCAGCAGCAATATATTATTCAAGAAAACTTGCAAATAGATTAACAGAGGTTAGAGAAAAAAATGGAATACCTTATTTAAGACCAGATGGAAAAACTCAAGTAACCTGTAAATATCATAATAATGAGTTAGTAGGAATAGATACAATTATAATATCAACACAACATATGAGAGGAATACCAAAAGAAAGAATAATAAAAGACATAATTGAGTATGTAATAAGACCATCAATACCAGAGAACTTATTAGTAAATACAAAAATACTAATAAATCCATCTGGTAATTTTGTTTTGGGTGGACCTGCTGCAGATGCAGGATTAACAGGAAGAAAAATAATAGTTGATACATATGGAGGCTATTGTGCTCATGGTGGTGGTGCATTTAGTGGAAAGGATCCAACAAAAGTTGATAGGTCAGCTGCATATATGGCAAGATATATTGCTAAAAAAATTGTAGCAACCAATCAAGCAGATAGATGTCAAGTACAATTAGCATATGCAATAGGTGTTAAAGAACCAGTATCAATAAATATTGATACATATGGAACAGGCAGAATAGAAGATGAGGAATTAGAAAAAATAGTCAAAGAAATATATGACCTTACACCTAAAGGAATAATAAATTTTTTAGAATTAAGAGATAATGCTATATATCAAAAATTAGCTGCTACAGGACAAATCGGAAGTGAATATGGAAAATGGGAAAAGGTAGATGAATAGAAAATGGAATTTAAAAGCATAAACATAAATGAATTGAAACCTGCAGAATATAATCCAAGAATAGATTTAAAGCCAGGCGATAAAGAATTTGAAAAGATAAGAAAAAGTATAGAAGAATTTGGATATGTGGATCCTGTAATTGCAAACAAGGATGGAACAATAATAGGAGGACATCAAAGATATAAAGTCTTAAAAGATATGGGATTTACAGAGATTCAGTGTGTAATTGTAGATGTAGATAAAGACAAAGAAAAAGCCTTAAACATAGCATTGAACAAGATATCAGGAGATTGGGATAAAGATAAATTGAAAGTGTTATTATCAGAACTACAAGGAATCGGACTAGCAGAAATAACAGGTTTCGATATTGCAGAATTAGGAATGCTAGGTGTACAAGAAGATGTAGTAGAAGATGATTTTGACTTGGAATCTGTACTTCAAGAGGAAAAAGCAAATATTCAATCAGGAGATATAATTCAGTTAGGAAGGCACAGACTTATTTGTGGAGATAGCACCAATGGAGCAGATGTTGAAAGATTAATGAATGGAAAGTTAGCAGATTTAGTTATAACAGATCCACCATACAATGTTAATTATCAAAGTAATTCAACAGGCATGCGAATAATGAATGATAACATGGAAGAAGATGAATTTGAAAAATTTTTGTACTATGCTCATAAGTGTATGTATGATTTTTCAAGAGAAGGAGCTCCAATATATGTGTTTCATTCTGATGTAGGCGGTTATTCTTTTAGGAAAGCGTTTGTAGATGCAGGATTTAAAATGGCAGAATGTTTAATTTGGCTAAAAAATCAATTCGTACTTGGCCGCCAAGATTATCAATGGAAGCACGAGCCAATACTATATGGATGGAAAGAAGGAGCAGGACATACTTGGTATGGAGGTAGAAGCCAATCTACTATATTTGAAACAGAAATAGATGAACTAAAAAAAATGACTAAAAAGGAATTGATAGAATTGATTGAAGAATATCAAAAAGGAATTCCAACAAGTGTAATTGAATATGATAGACCAAAAAAGAATAAATTACATCCTACAATGAAACCACTTGGATTATTAGGAATAATAATGCAAAACAGTTCTGCAAAAGGAGATATAGTATTAGATTTATTCGGTGGTAGCGGAAGTACCTTGATGACAGCAGAAAAATTAGACAGAATTGCATATCTTGTAGAATTAGATCCAATATATTGTGATGCAATTATAAAAAGATATATACAAGAAAAGCAAAGTACAGAAGATATAAAGATTTATAGAAAAAATAAAGAATATACATATAACGAAATATTTAAGTAGGAGGGAAAGCATATGGCAACACCAGGAAGAAAGCCTAAGCCTACACAGATGCACATATTAAACGGAAATCCCTCAAAATTAAGATTAGAAGATAGAATAGGAAAAGAGGTTAAAACTAAAGAATATGGACCAGGAGAATATCCAGAAGCACCTGAGTGGCTAGATGAAATAGCGAAAAATGAATGGAATAGAGTTGCACCAATGCTTGCTGACTGCAAATTATTAACAGAAGCGGATATAAAGGCATTGGAGGCATATTGTAAGTGTTGGAGCAGGTATGTAGAGGCAGAAAAACAGATGGATGAATTAGGAAGCACCATATTCCAACCAAATCAAAAAAGTAAATACATACAACAATTACCACAAGTTGCTATTGCACAAAAATATTTGAAATTATGCAAAGACTTTATGACAGAGTTTGGATTGACACCAAGTAGTAGAGGAAGAATGTTATTGCCAGGAGAACAAGATGAAGATGAAATGGAAACTTTATTTAGGAAGGCGATGCATTAATGTATGATGAGGAAAGAGCAAGCAGAGCAGTAAACTTTGTGAAATTGTTAAGAAACACACAAGGAGAATATGCAAAACATCCATTCAATTTAATGCCATTTCAAGAAAAAATAATAAAAGATATATTTGGAACAGTAAATGATGAAGGCTTCCGACAAATTCGTGAGGCTTTTATTTTTTTACCAAGAAAAAATGGAAAAACAGAGTTAATAGCAGCACTTGTATTGTATTGTTTGTTTATGGATGATGAATATCGGTGCTGAAATATATAGTGCAGCTACCTCAAGAGAACAGGCAACAAAAGTGTATCAGGCTTGTTGTGCAATGATTAGAATGAACAGAGCATTATCAAGCAGATGTAAAATTATAGAATCACAAAAGAGAATAGTTAGATATGATACAAATTCATTTTATAGAGCTATATCTGCAGAAGCAGGAACGGCTCATGGATTTAATGCTCATGTAGTAATCTATGATGAAATACATGAAGCACCAAATAGGGAATTGTATGATGTTTTAAAAACATCTATGGGAGCTCGTAGGCAACCACTATTTATAAGTATAACAACTGCAGGAGCAGATACCAATGGCATTTGCTATGAACTTTACAATTATTCAAAAATGCAAATGGGAAAAAAAGAAAGAGGAGAAGAATACGATAAAACATTTTATCCTGTAATATATGAAGCACCAGAAGATGCTGATATATGGGATGAAAAAGTGTGGTTTGCAGCAAATCCTGCACTACGGTGTATTCAGAAGTATAGAGGAATTTAGACAGACTGCAACTAGAGCTAGAGAAATCCCATCGCTAGAAGCAGGATTTAGAAGATTATACCTAAATCAATGGGTAAATTCTGATGTAGCATGGATGAATATGAGTAAATGGCATTTATGCAATGACTTTATAGCAGAATCAGAACTGTTGGGAAAAGAATGCTATTGCGGAATAGATTTGTCTGCAACAACGGACTTAACATCTGTAAACCTAGAATTTAGATTACCAGATGACAGATATGTGATGCTATCGCATTCATTTATGCCAGAAAATAGAGTACAAGAAAAAGAAAAGACAGACAGAGTACCCTATGGTGTATGGATAAAACAAGGATACATAACTGCTACACCAGGAGATGTAATTGATTATGAGTTCGTAAAAGCATATATAAGAACAGCAGCAATGAAATTTCAAATAAAAGAAATATGCTTTGATCCTTGGAATAGTACACAACTTGCAAATGACCTTGAAAATGAGGGATTTGTATTAGTTGCAGTAAGACAAGGATATGCAACATTATCAGAGCCAACAAAAGATATCCTAGCATTAGTATATCAAAAAAGAATTATACATAACCAAAATCCAGTATTAACATGGGCAATATCAAATTGTATAACAAGACAGGATCCAAATGGAAATATAGCATTGGACAAAGCAAAAAGCAAAAACAGAATAGATCCTGCAGCTGCAATGGTCAACTCTCACAGTAGAGCAAGAATGCTAGATACAACAGTAGACTTAAATAAATTAATTTTGGGAGATGACTTTTCGTTTTAGAAGGAGGGAGAAAATTGCGGTATAAAAAATATATTTAAAAATTTAATAAAGAATGAAGAAACACCAAAGACAGAAAAAGAGAGCAATGTGGTTACTCCTTCACAATGGTTTGTAAATTGGATAAATGGAGATGAAACTGAATCAGGAGAAAGCGTTAGTGAAGAAACAGCAATGAAGATGGCTGCAGTTTATGCATGTATTAGGTTATTAAGTCAAAGTGTAGCAAAGTTACCATTACATACATATTCAACAAAGTCTGGGAAAAAAGAAAGAGAATACATTCATCCAGTTGCATATTTATTAGAGAATAGACCAAATCCATATATGACACCATATGAGTTTAAGCAAACAATGGAAATGCATAGACAATTATATGGAAATGCATATGCGGAAATTCAATTTGGAAAAGATGGATATCCAAAAGCTTTATGGATATTGAATCCTGCAGTAACAGAAATTGTTACAGATGAGAAGAATCATGGAAAAGTTTGGTATACAACAATATTACCAGATGGACAAGCAGTTAAATTGAAATTTGAAAATGTACTGCATATAAAAAATATAGGTATAACAGGAATAAAAGGAATGTCACCAATATCTGTGGCAAGAGAAACAATAGGAAGCCAAATGGCATCTCAAAAATATGTTTCAAAATTCTATAAAAATGGAACAACTGCAAAAGGGGTATTAACAGTACCAGGTGTAACATTAAAGCCAGAAGCTAAAAAAGTAGTTAGAGAAGAATGGGAAAAGATGAATACAGGTATGACAAACGCAAATAGAATTGCAATATTAGATTCAGGAATAACCTATCAAGATTTAACTATGAGCCAAGCAGATGCACAATTTATTGAAACACAGAAAT